CTAGTATAACATATTTTATTCAGGAAGTCAATAGCATGGCAATGTATTTTTACGATTCTACCATTAGACGGTATCTTATGCAGTTCACTCGTATGTTCAGCAACTACTATGTAACATACACAAGAGATACCGAAGGTACCAGAGACCTAGTCAGAGTTCCCATTCGTTACGGTGACGCTAGCCGACAGGCTCAAACCATTATGCAAGAGAATAGCGCATCCAAAATGCCTAGCACTCCACTAATGACCTTCTACATAGCCGGTCTAGACTATGACCGTCCTCGTATCCAAAACCCAACTTATGTTCAACGAACCGATGTCCGACAACGGTTCTATGATGAGGACACCGGAGACTGGAATACTCAACAAGGTAATGCATTTACACTAGAACGACTAATGCCTGTTCCATATCGTCTAGCACTCAACCTAGATATCTGGACCAGTAATACAAACCAAAAAATGCAGATACTAGAACAAATAATGGTCCTGTTCAACCCCAGTCTAGAAATACAAGCATCAGACAATTACCTAGACTGGACCACGCTATCCATCGTAGAACTAGTCAAAACCACATGGTCATCAAAAACAATACCAGTGGGAACCGAAGACCCCATTGATATCGCTACCATGGAGTTCTACATTCCTATCTGGATATCAAGTCCAATGAAGGTCAAGAAACTAGGTGTGGTTGAACGCATTATCGCTTCAGTTTATGACAGTCACGGTGACCTTTACAATGCTATCGGTAACGAAGACCTACTGATGGGCACTCGTCAATGTTTTACACCATTTGACTACCAAGTAGTGCTAATAGGTAATAAACTACAAGCCCTACGACAACCCCAAGTAGTTCAACCACCACCAACCGAGTTAGCACCACCAGACACACAAGAGAGTGACTTATTCTGGCCAGCTATCGTGAATATGTACGGTGTACTCAGACCTGGCATCAGTCTGATAGCACTAGAACAACCTGACGGCAGTGAAATTTACGGTACCATAACTTTTGACCCCTTTGATGAACGGTTTATCATGTACGATATTGATACTGCTACCCTACCGTCAAATACTTTACCACCTGTTGATATGGTTGTCAACCCCCTCGTGTCTGGACCTGGTGAAGGTTTGCCTGCTGCTGCTAATGGTCAAAGATATCTGTTCACTCATGGTACCGGTAGTACTGATGGTTATTCCTTTACTTGGGCACAAACTGATGGAACTCCACTAATAGCGAATGCTAACGATATCGTTGAATATGTAGGCACTCATTGGGTGGTATCGTTCAATTCTAAAGAACACACAGATATTGAGTTTGTAACTAATATCACTACAGAAATACAGTATCGTTGGAACGGTGAGTTCTGGGAACGGTCATATCAAAACCGTTATCCTGGTGGACGCTGGAGATTGATTATTTAATTTTATCCGCTAAATTTGTTGCTCTTCTTATTATTGTCCTCTGTCCACAATGGTTGGAAGTTGGTATAATAATTGAGGGCAACGATTTCTTCTTCCGTTTTACCCCATGACACCGGAGTAATATGGTCGAGTTGCCATTTGAAACGATTATCCCAAGACATACCTTCCACAAATTGTTTTTCTATATGGGTTTTAAATTCTTCATATGAACAACCAAGTATATCTTGTGTTCTTAACGATTTATTATATCCGTTATTTCTAATTGTGTTGCGGATTAAACAGCTTACATTCAGTCTGAGTTTATAAAGTGGGTCCGTTTTTATTCTATTAGATTCATACCTCTTTCTCGATTCACGCACTTTGTCCATATTTTGTGTTTTGTAGATTTTTCTGTATACTTTTTGACATTGTCTACAATCATATCTGTGTCCATCTTTATTTCCGCCGCTTTTATTAAAATCCAATATGTTTTTAGTGATGCAGCATTTGACACATTTTTTTCTGAATACAATAATAGTATTTTTCGTTTTTTCTGTACAAATTTTATTAATCAGATTAAGACAAATTTTACAGTAATAATGATGTCCGTCTTTGTTTGATTTTTTCTTGTGGTATTCTGTTATTGGTTTTGAGATTTCGCACTTAGGACAAACTTTGTGATAAATATTCATGTTGATGCTCCTTTATAGCGTTAATGTAGTCGGGGATTTCTACTCCCGTGGACTACACTTATTTATCAACATAAATGTCAATAAAAGTAAATAAACGGCGTATTATCCTATGACCGAAACTATCCAAGCGGTAGGAGTGTGGTTTTATTGTGTGTCAACCAAAAGATATCTTTACCTAATGAGAAACGATGAGAAATATCGTGGAATGTGGTCATTACCAGGCGGGAAACAAGAAGTTGACGAAACACTGTTAGAGTCATTGACCAGAGAATGTCAGGAAGAAATAGGACGATGGCCAGAATGTCTTCAACTTATTCCACTGGAAAAATTTACAACCACCGACAGTTATTTTACCTATCATACATTCTTTGCTGCAGTTAGCGAGGAGTTTGTACCTGTGCTAAACGAAGAACATATAGGATGGTCGTGGATAATATCTGGACAACTTCCTCGACCACTTCATCCTGGTCTTAGGTCAACTATTAGGTTCAATGAAATACGACAAAAAATAGGTATTTTAGAAAAATCTTTTATGCTATGAAAAAGCCGAACTAAGTTCGGCTTTTACTTGTTTAGGCGTATGCTAAACCTATCTTCTGACCATACCAAGTAGTTCCACCATCATAGGTGTAGAATGCTATGGCATCAGTACCAGATGATGTTAGTGTTGGTGCTGTTCCACCTGGCCACTTAGTACCCGTCATCCATGTAACTGTTACACTTCCACCATTGATAATATTCAAGATGAAACTTGATGTCTTACCAGATGTTGCTACATTACTCGTAGTGAAACTTACAGTTGCTGATGTTCCAGAAACACAAGTTACTTGGAAGAAGTCACCATTAGATAGGTTGATATTAGTGGTAGCAGCATAAGTCAATGTTGACTGACCTTCAATAATAGAAGTTGTCGACACACTACCAGTTACCACAAGACCAGTATTACTAAAGGTACCTACAATATTACTACTAGTATTACCACCAGCAAAGATGTTGACTAACTTAGTAGCTACTGTGGTGCCTAATGCTAAGTTACCACCACTTTGAGTAGTATTACTGATATTACCTTGAGCATATAAGTATGAGTCAGCAGGATAGATGATATTACCTAAACTATTAGTAGGGGTATTGGCATCATAACCACTGTTGACGATACCCATATTGACATAGTTGACTGTATCGCTACCATTATTAGCAGTAATAACGAAGTCAGCTTCAGCATTACTACCACCACTTAGGTTTTGTAGGTTTACCTGTAGATAACTGTCTACATTACCACCAAAACTTACTATGGCATTAGGTAATGCTGTAATAGTATTACCGATAGCTAAATTACCACCAGAAATATTAGAAGTGGTAGTTACAGCACCAGTTAGAGATACTAAATTACCAGTGTAGGTTGGTAAGTAGTTAGCAACATTACTGTTAGCATAACTACCAGCAATATTAGCAATATTGATATTACTTAGATACTGACCATTACCAATAATATTACCACCAGAAATATTAGAAGTGGTAGTTACAGCACCAGTTAGAGATACTAAATTACCAGAATATGTAGGTAAGTAGTTAGCAACATTACTATTAGCATATGCCCCAGCAATATTAGCAATATTGATATTAGACAAGAACTGACCATTACCAATAAAGTTACCGCTACTGGTGTTGCCACTTGTCGTAATATTACCACCAGTTACATTACCAGTAGCATTGATATTACCACCAGTAACTAAGTTACCAACATTAGCTGTATTATTGATGACAATAGTATTACTAGTAAATGTATTACTAGATATTGAACCATTACTGATAATATTACCACCAGTTACATTACCAGTAGCATTGATATTACCACCAGTAACTAAGTTACCAACATTAGCTGTATTATTGATGACAATAGTATTACTAGTAAATGTATTACTAGATATTGAACCATTACTGATAATATTACCACCAGTGATGGTATTAGTAGCATTGATATTACCACCTGTAGTTACATTACCAGCAGTTACTGTACCATTAGCAGTAATAGTATTACTAACAACTTCATTACTAGTAACAGTATTACTCGTGACATTACCTGTTCCATTTCCTATTTGACCAGTGTAAGTAGGTAAGTAGTTAGCAACATTACTGTTTCCATATCCGCCAGTAGCGTAAGCAATATTACCTAATAAGTAACTACCACTGATATTAGCTGTAGTAATAATATTGCTATTAGCATTACCACTTGCTAGATAACTAGAAAGGTTGCTATTAGCATATCCTGCTGGTAAACCAGTTAGTTGACTACCATTACCTAGTACATAACTACCACTGATATTGGCCGTAGTAATAATATTGCTATTAGCATTACCACTAGCAAAGTAACTGGCAGCATTACTATTAGCATAATAATCTGGTAAACCAGTTAGTTGACTACCATTACCTAATAAGTAACTAGCACTGATATTACCAGTAACCGTTAGGTTAGATAGTGTACCAACGCTAGTAATATTAGGTTGAGCATTATCAACTACAGTATTAGCTATTGTTGCTTGTGCTACAATACCAGTGATATTACCAGCCTTGATGTTACTGATATTACCACCTTCACCAGTG